ATGAATTATTTGACGAATTGGACGATTCAATCTTAGACTTTTCTGAGAGAAATCCATTCGGTGACGCTGGGAGCTCATAATGTTAGGACAACAATTTTACCATGAAACAATTCGAAAAGTGGTTGTCGCTTTTGGAAGTATGTTTAACGACATTCACTTAGTTCGTAAGGATAATAGTGGTTCAATAACACAATCAATGAAAGTGCCTTTAGCATATGGCCCCAGACAAAAATTTCTTGCACGTTTGCGTGAAGATGCAGACCTAACTAAACAGGTTGCAGTAACTCTTCCACGTATAGGTTTTGAAATTTCTGGAATGTCTTACGATCCTGGCAGAAAATTAAATCGTGTTCAACAGTTTAAAAAAGTAAAAGGTTCTAAATCAACACAACTAGATACTCAATATATGCCTGTACCGTATAATATTGAATTTTCTTTGTACATTATGGCAAAACAATCAGATGATGCGTTGCAGATAGTAGAACAGATTCTTCCTTACTTTCAACCAGATTATACAGTGACACTTAATGATAATACAGATATGGGTATAAAAAGAGATGTTCCTATAGTATTAAATTCTGTTAATTATGAAGACACATATGAGGGAGATTTTACCTCCAGAACAACTATTATTTACACTCTTGCATTTACTGCAAAATTTTATCTTTATGGCCCTGTTACTTCTAGTAAGGTTATTAAGACTGTCCAAGCAGATCAATATGCAGATATGCCTGACAAGTCACCAAAAAGACAACAAAGATATACTGTTTCTCCAAACCCAGGCACAGCTGATGCAGATGATGATTTTGGTTTTAATGAATCTAGTTCATTTTTTGAAGATGCTAAAGAATACAATCCAGTAACAGGTAAAGACGAAACCCCAGATACTTCTGGTACAGATTAATAAATTTAATGTCAAGTTTCGTTTACGTTAGTGGTGACTATAAAAATGCTTGGTTAGAGTATGTTTGGAACCTACAAAAATTTGAACATTGGGAAACCTTTGATGATGATTTTAAATCTGAGTTTGATTTTAAGTTTCATGAACAAGTACACTCTTTAAATAAATTTACCCGGCCTCCTAGTTGGTATCTGAATGATAAATTAGGAAAAGATCAGTTCTTATTTAAAACTAGTAGTGACTTCTACCCAGTAGTTGAGTATGAATATACCAACAATCTTCCCTCCTTTAGAGATATTATGTTGGATCGTGCAACAGAGATGCGTGACATGGGTAAAGTTATTGATATTTTTTACTCTGGTGGGATTGATAGCACTGCTATACTTTATGCTCTTTTAGAAGTTTGTCCAAAAGATCAACTAAGATTAATAATGGGTGATGAGTCATCAGTAAATATATATCCAAAAGCAGTAGAAAATTTGTCTTATGAATTTGCAGAGGGTAATATTTTTGGTATGGCAAATATAGACACTAATCTTTTTACTACTGGATGTGAAGCAGACAGGTTATTTGGAGGTACAGGTTATCCACACAGTAGAAATACTAACGAAGAAAAATTTATTCTTGAAACGGAGTATGAATATCATCATAGCCGTTGGTGGGATATAACAAGATATACATTAACTACACAATCATTTCGATTTTTGCAGAATATTGAAGTAAGTTCTTTTGATATAAAAAATTATCAACCATTCTTCCTATCTCCACAAATAGAAAAGTTTGCAATCAACCAACACTTTGATCGTGATGTAGTTTGGCATAAAAATCACTGGACTAAACCAGAAGATTTCTTGACTACTAAGATTGCTATTAGGGATTTCATTGCAGAATGGGATAAGGATTATGCATATACTATGGTAAAGACTGATATGCCTTTTGATGTACAAAGAGAGATAATTCTACCTTTACCGACAAATTATAATGTGTTGGCTATAACATCAGATGGAATTATTGTTAATAGAAAAAATCTTATGGAGTACATGTCAAGAGATTTTTTGGATATAAATATATAACATGAATGATAAAATAGATAAAGCATTAGGTGTTATTGAGGTAGAATCAGAAACCGTTGGTGAGATTATTAATATGGGAAAAGAAATTGTTGTACCTCATGTAACTCCCGATATAGACATAGAGGCAGATTATGAATATCAAAGAAAACAATTTTACAATTTGGTTGAAAAAGGTTCAGTTGCAATTGATGGAATATTACATATTGCAAAGGAAGGCGAACATCCAAGAGGATATGAGGTTGCTGGAAATCTTATCAAACAAGTCGCAGAAGTTACCGAAAAACTAGGTGATCTTCAAGAGAAGATGAAGAGACTTAAAGATGTTCCTAACAACGCACCTAAAAATGTAACTAACGCATTATTTGTAGGGAGTACTGCTGAACTACAAAAGATGCTGAAAGGCAAGTAATGTACGAATATAGATGTGTAATACTACGGGTAATTGATGGCGACACTTCTGATGTAGATATTGATATGGGATTCGGTGTGTGGCTTCGTAAACAACGTATTCGTTTTTATGGTATCGATACTCCTGAGAGTCGTACAAGAGACTTAGAAGAAAAAAAATATGGTCTTATGGCGAAAGAAATAGTTAAGAAGTGGATACCAGAAGGTTCTACTCAAACACTCATTACTGAAAAAGATGACAAGGGCAAATACGGCCGTATTCTAGGAAAATTCAAGATTACTCATGAGGAAGAAGAAACAACTTTAAACGAGTGGATGATCAGACATCACTATGGTGTAGAATATTATGGCCAGGCTAAACAAGACATTGAAGAAGAACATCTAAGGAATAGGGAGCTGGTTAATCCTGATATGTCAAAGCTCTTTATTATGCACTAATGACTGATGATACAGTATATCTTGGAAACCCTAATCTCAAAAGGGTTAATGTTGCTCAAGAGTGGACAAAGGATCAGCTTGCTGAATTTGCCAAATGTATGGATGATCCTCAGTACTTTATAGAGAGCTATATTAAGATTGTTTCTCTAGATGAAGGTCTTATACCTTTTAAGATGTATGACTTTCAGAAAGATATGGTAGGGACGTTTCATAATAATCGTTTTACTATTTGTAAACTACCAAGACAGTCAGGCAAGTCTACTATTATTATTGCCTACCTTCTACACTATGTATTATTTAATGCTTCTGTGAATGTCGCTATACTTGCAAACAAAGCTGCGGTTGCTCGTGACTTACTATCACGTTTGCAGCTTGCTTATGAACATCTACCAACATGGATGCAACAAGGAGTAATGTCATGGAACAAAGGAAGTTTAGAACTTGAAAATGGTTCTAAGATTTTGGCGGCTTCTACTTCTGCTAGTGCGGTGCGTGGCGGTTCTTATAATATTATTTTCCTTGATGAGTTTGCTTACGTCCCTAGTAACGTAGCTGAACAATTCTTTAGTTCTGTCTATCCTACCATCTCCTCTGGTAAAACATCAAAGGTTATGATCGTTTCTACTCCACATGGTATGAATATGTTTTACAAGATGTGGAAAGATGCAGAAGAGAAGAGAAGTTCTTATGTTCCTATTGAGGTACATTGGAGTGAAGTGCCAGGGCGTGATCAGGCGTGGAAAGAGGAAACAATACGAAACACCTCAGAAGCACAGTTTAACACAGAGTTCGAGTGTGAGTTTTTAGGTTCTATTGATACACTAATTAGTCCAGCAAAACTTAGAACTTTATCATATCATGCACCTTTAAAGTCTAACGCAGGCTTAGATGTCTATGAAAACCCAACAGAAGGTAAAGATTATTTTATTACGGTTGATGTTGCCAGAGGAACACAGAAAGATTTTTCTGCATTTGTAGTATTTGATATATCTCAGATTCCTTACAGGGTGGTTGCAAAATACAAAGATAACGAAATAAAACCTCTACTATTCCCCCAAGTAATATACAATGCGGCTCGTGCTTACAATCAAGCATTTGTATTAATAGAGGTTAACGATATTGGAGAACAGGTTGCAAACACTATGCAGTTTGATATGGAGTATGATAATCTAGTTATGGCATCTATGCGTGGTCGGGCAGGACAAGTATTAGGTGGTGGATTTTCGGGTGGTAGAGCTCAATTAGGTGTGAGAACTACTAAAGCAACAAAGAAAATAGGTTGCTCTAATTTAAAACAGTTAATAGAAGATGATAAACTTTATATCCCTGATTTGGATTGTATTAGTGAACTTTCTACATTTATCATCAAAGGAAGTTCTTTTGAAGCAGATGATGGTCAGAATGATGATCTAGTTGCGTGTATGTTTATATTTGCATGGGCTACAGACCAGACCTATTTTAAAGAACTAACAGATATGGACATTAGACAAACTATGATGAGGGAACAGCAAGACGCATTAGAACAGGATATGGCGCCATTTGGTTTTGTTATCACAGGACTAGAGGATGAAAATATAGGTGAGATGGTAGATGAGTATGGAACTAAGTGGAGTCCTATAGTAAGAAATTACGAAACAGATTGGTAATTAAAACCACACAAAAATAAATGGTAACACATACAAAGGCCAGGCAATATACATTGATGTAAGTGATGTTGTTATAGGATTTGTATCTGTCATTTTTGCAGCTGCAAAAGCGGCAATGGCGACAGGTGGAGTGATCATGGATAAGGTCGCAAAATATAATACAAACATGTGAGCCCATATTTCAGTAAATCCTACTTCTATCAAAGAAGGTGTGGTTATAATTGCAACAACTAGATATGCTGCTCCTGTGGGCATACCCATACCCAAAATTATACACAGCACTGCTGTCATTATTAGTAGAGCAATTGGACTTCCTACAGACAGTTCTGACAGAACTCCAGTAATAAGATAGATCATTCCAGTTTGATCCATTATACCGATCATTAAGCCAATACCTGCTCCTAATATAATCATACCATACATTGAATCGACTATTTGTAAAATAGACTTTTTAAAATTAGGCAAATGTAGCTTTACCTTGGTTGGTTGTGTTTCAACTCTACCTTTTGGAGCCTTTATGAGTAAAAGACCATAGAAACATAATGCTGGAATAGTAGCGTATAAAACCACAGTCCAGTAGGAAATCATAAGAAGTTCTGCCATAAGAAATGCAGCTGCACCCATAATAGGAGGAAGCAGTTGACCTCCAGTAGACGCTACAGCTTCATACGCACCAGCAAGTCTCTTTGGGTATCCACATTTAATCATAAGAGGTATTGTGACTTGTCCTGTACTCATGACGTTTGCAACAGCAGAACCACTGATACTACCAAAAACTGCTGATGATGCAATTGCTATTCTTGCTGGTGACTTTATATAACGAAGTATATACTGTATAATTATATCAACCGAACCAGTGTTTAGTAGAAAAACTCCCAAGGCGATAAACAAAAAAACTATACCTGTAATAATACTCATGACCATACCAAGCATTGCAGTATTGTCAATCACTATAAAAGATAGTATATCAAAATACGGTTGGCCTGTTCCATTATATACTAATGGTATTAATAGAAAGGATAATAGTAAAAATGTAAAGGATTTGCCACAGGTATTAATTGAACCGACAAGTACCAATAGACACAGAGGGAAAGCAAAGCTATAAATGAGAGTTTTTTCATAATTTGCATACTCTGCTAGATAGGGAAACGAAAAGAAAAATGCTAGACCACAACAAAGTAGTGGTATTTGAAATCTTGAAAATGCTATTGCTAATGATGTTAAAATTAACAACACATACTTTTGTTCATCGTAAAGAGGAAATCCGACATAGTTTTCTATGTCGGATACACCTAATACTAAAAATAAAGCAAGAATATACTTACTGAAGTTTGAGTTCTTCATATGCTAACTTAGCACCTTCATGCATTGGTACTCCGAAAGTAGACCGTGTTGGGCCCCATCCAGACATTTTCTTTTCATCCCAATTTCTAAACATACCAGAGGACTTACGAAGATCATCTTGTTTAGCAACGATACCTTTAATAAAATCACCCACATCTTTATTAGACACGTGTTTTCCAGCAAATACTAGATACGGAAAACGAATAATATTAGTAGGGCCTTTAATTTCAGGCATCTTAGTATTAGGCATAACTGTTACCAGTTCATAACCATCCCACCCTGCAGGCAATCCCCATGCACGTTTGAATAGATCGCCATTATTAATAGATAATAAACGAATACCGAATGGAGCGTGAGCAACGTGCCATTTCTTGACAAATCCTGCTCCTAGAATAGCAAGACCAACATCTCCCTCACCCTTTGCAAATTTACCAATCATAGCACCTACAGATGCTGTTGGTACACTTACTTGATCAGCATAAGATACGTTTCCATCTATATTCCGAAGTACTGCTTCAAACCAATAACGGAATCCAGGCGAACCCTTAAAACCGCTAAATGTTTTTGCTCCCTTCAAATGCTCCATCTTCATGAAACGAGAATTGTGTTTAACTGCAATTCCTAGTCTCAATTCCTGTAGATTTGCTACAAAACGAATGTTTTTCTGGGGGGTTTTAGCTGTACGAATACCTTTATACGCCCATGAAAAAGTTGTGGGATTAGATAAACCGAAGTCTATTTGGCCCATATTTACTCGTTCTAAGTAAATCTGAGTACTACGATGAGGAACTGGAATAACCTTTACACCAGCAGCACCCAATACTTTATTTACAATAATTCCTGTTTGGTAGTTAGCACCGCCTTTTGTAGTGCCAAATGTTGTAGCATTTACGGTAGTGCTAAATGCAAGTGCTACAATGGTAGTAATAATGAATTTCATATTAAACTCCTATATTTCATTAATAAATTCAATTAGATCGTTATCAAGCTTGATCCAGCAATTAGAGCAAACAACAATAGATTTATTCATAA